TATTGAAAAAGAAGAAAACATAAAGGAGAAAACTATGCCAATGGGACCTGGAAGCTATGGCTCTACTAAAGGTAGACCACCAAAGAAAAAGAAAGCAAAGAAGAAGAAAAAAGGTAAATGATATCCAGCATACTTAGCTCTGTTGCGCCTATTGTTGATAAGTTTGTCGAAGATAAAGACAAGTCTAATGAACTAAAGGCACAACTAGAGCAATCCATCATTGGGCTGCAAAAGGCACAAGCAGACATAAACCTAGCACAAGCCAAACACTCTAGCATCTTTGTAGCTGGAGCAAGACCAGCTATTATGTGGATTTGTGCTTTGGGATTAGCATGGTCTTTTTTCCTTGCGCCTATAGCTAATTGGATTGTTGCTGTAAGTGGTGCAGATATACCCCTTCCAGAGATACAGACAGAGGGTCTTCTAACGCTAACTCTCTCATTGCTTGGCTTATCAGCCAGTAGGAGCTTTGAGAAGTTTAAAGGTGTAGCAAGAAATAATCTCAAAGAATGAACTGCTTCTATTGCGATGATAAGACAACAAAGATAGAGGAAGAGGAATTAGATGGAAAAGGTAATTCAAAATATACAAGACTTACTAAGCTCCTTTGCCGAAACTGTGGGGCGTTCTTTCATGTGTATCTCCCAAAAGATAAAGCCTTCTTCAAAGACCTCGAAATCGAAGAAGACTAGAAAGTCTAAGTGACGCAAATAACATGCAGCGTATGCGGTAATCAATTGGAAGATGAAGAGAGCGTATGTAACTATTGTCTATACGCCTCAGACATGAATCTAGAGTGGATAAATTATATTCGTAAAAAGAAAGAGGAAGAGGATGTTCAAACTAAGCCAAAGAAGTTTCCAACGATTAGCTGGCGTAGACGCAGCACTCCAAGAGACAGTAAAACTAGCAATACAAAAGACCAAGATTGACTTTGGAGTCATCTGTGGCATGAGGACAAAGGAAGAACAAGAGGTTCTTGTCAAAAAAGGCGCAAGCAAAACATATAAAAGTAAGCACTTGGAAGGCAAAGCTGTAGACCTTATGGCGTATATTGATGGTCGTGCTTCATGGGAATTAAATCTCTATGACGAGATAGCTGATGCCATGAAAGAGGCAAGTAAAGAGACAGAGGTTGATTTACGTTGGGGGGCAAGTTGGCATATTAATAGTATGCGTGAACAAGATATGACCTCCGAAGCAATGATGACACAATACATTGATCTCCGAAGGTCACAGGGCAGAAGACCCTTTATTGATGCGCCTCACTTTGAGTTGACGTAAGCTCAATACCCTGTCTACCCTTTGGGCGTATCAACAATCCCCTTTCTTCAAGTTTAACAACATGGCTCTGTATAGGTTTTATACCAAGTCCTGTTTTTTCAGAGATATCTTTGTAGCGTGGTGAAAAGCCTTTTTCATCAATAAAGTCTTTTATTGCTTCATATATCTTCTTTTGATTTTCATTATGAAATGTCATATCTTCTCCTTTATCCTCAATGATTTTGCTCTTTCAAAGCGTTCTGGTTGTGCCTCAACGGTCTTCATGGGTTTAGCTTTGTAATGGGTAGTGCCCCATTTTACTTCAAATAGGGTTTCGCCCAAGTCATCATAAACTTCACCATATTCGCTATTTCCCATCTCCTTCATTACTACCGCTTGAAGTTGGTCAATCTTATCTTGTGATGTTTTGATTAACTTCTTGAGACCCATAATCTCCGTAATCTCATCACCAACATTAGCAAGATCAACTATTGGAGACTCGCTATCATGGCTATCAAAGACCATAGCTAAGTCGTTAGGGTCTTTACTTGGATACATATAGTCTCCTATATCTCCCCCCTTCTCTATAGCTTCAACTCTTGTGTAAAAGTCTTGGCATTTCTCAATAATAGCTTTCTGCATTTCTGCGTCTTCTCTGTAGAAATACAGACACAACTGAGAGCCACTATACAAGATAGCTATTACTCCCCATTTCCTTCCTGTAGCCATAAGACCAGCCTGTAGCTGCCACACTCCTAGATAGGGTTGTGGTACGTCACGAAAATATGTCCTTGTATTCTTGACCTCTAAGTTTCCATCTCCTTCAATCACAAACTCAAAGCCCATACCTTGTGGTGCAAATGTTGATCTATCATCAATCTTAATGGTTTTCTTGTTTGGAACATGAAGGATGCCATCCAAAGACACAGAAAAGAGTTTCTGACCATCATGATAGTAATGATAGGGTACTCTGACTTTGTCTGTTACCTTGTCAATGCCAAGAATATCAGCCGTTCTTTTAATGATGATGCCCTCAAGTAAATCTCCCATCAACATAGCCTCGTTTTGCTCTACTTCTTGGAAGGTAAAGGGTGCAACACCTCTTGCGCCTAAGATGTTGGTCAAGAGTGTGTTTTTAGTCATAAAAGGGTTGTCATCCATCAATGGCGAAATGAGAGACCCTGACAAATCCTTATTATCTGTTATCTTACCTACCATTGTGACGAACTCGCTATAATCACTGGAGACCACGCTAGTAACACAAGAGTAATAAATATGAATACTAATTTACAAAAATCTTCAATCATAACTAACCTCAAAGTTTGGTTAGTCAGACTTAGCTAGTTAGGGTAGGCACTTTCCTTACCTAATATATATTATGCGCCAAATCTTAACAAGCCAAACCTGACTTTCGTTTATATTTATGCACTGCTTTTTCAATAGGTTATACCCCTATCTTGAAGCAGCACGGCTCAATAGCTGAACTTTTGCTCAATAGATAACTCGTTGAAATCGTTACATTACTACACACAAAATAGTTACATACATAATACATACGCTGAAAGCCCTTATTTTTATCGCGCATTTCTAAAATCCGTTTCTGGAGACCGTGGATACTTCAATGAGAAGTCGGCTCGTCTTTTTAGCTCTACATGACACTCATAAATGGCAGCTTTAGTTTCTCTCAACGCTTGTTGTGGACGCAAATCATCCTTAGCAATGTCATTGAGTGCTTTCGATAATTTTGTAAAGCACACTCTGGCATTTTCAACATGGTCATCTGCACATGTGGGTACAGTAATACGGTTTGACCACCCTGTTCCAAGAACTTTGGCGTAATACAATTCGTTCTGAAGCCTCTTTCTTTTGGCTTCTGGTGTATTGCGCCTATCGTAATATTGCTCCAAATATTTCAATTCATCATCCATAAAAGTCAACTCCTTGTATAATAAATGGAAAAATCTCTACCAAGCAACTAGAAGCCATTACCTTTTTTAAGGCTACCAGACTGGAAGTCACTTCCATGCTTTTTATATAATCTGAGTAACTCTATGCAGTTATGGAAGTACTCTGTGATGTCATCCGTAAGCGTAAATAATATGTCATCAACGTGCTTCTCAAAAACACACAAAGTCTCTGGGGATGCCTTAAAACGTAGCTTTTTCTTACATTCACAGCATTGTTCTTTCGTGCAACACAACTCAATCATTTTCATATCTCTTGCTTGAGAATATAAATTTCGTGTCGTTTTTGAACTGCAATTCAGCCTATTAGTCACTTCCCCTATTGAGGTGTAGGTATTATTGTAATGCGCCTCGGCACACACTCTTAAAAAGACACGAGTATATTTACCATTGTTACACCACTCCACCATCTTTCTTTCTGTATCAGAACCAGCATGAAGCATTTGATCTAGCATCTGAAATATCTGGATATCTCTTGTGCATTTGTTGGCTAATACTTTTCTTTTGTAATGACTAAATACCATGTGTGTTTCAGACATATTTGTGTCGTGTATCTTATTCATCGCCCCTCTCCTTCTTTAAGATGTTTCTGATGGTTGACTCTTGCCACGTTTTATTGCCTGTTCGTGTCAAGATGTTGCGTTTCTCCAAGCCACGTTTGTAATCTCTAAGTGTGACTGGAAAATCTTCTTCTGACGCAATCTCGCGTAAAATAGGTATTATCTTCAAGCGAAACTCCGCAGCCCCTTGCATGCGTAATTTTGAGGCTTTTTCTACAGCTTTTAATACGTCAGGACTTCCAAGCTTTTTTCCCCTACCCCTCGCCTTTTCAATGCCTTTCTTTACATTGCGCGACTTCACAGCTATACGATGCTCTATTGATTTACGAGCTAACTCAATAAAGCCTTTCATCTGTGTTGCGTCTAAATGCGGTTCATCGCTTGCTAATAAAGGTACACCAGTTTTTATTATATAAGCGACACAAGCAAGATTGCTCTCTATGTCTCTCATGGTTGGTGTCACAAGGACAGATTTATCGTTTGAAAATACCTCCTGGATACACTCCTGTAGTATTTCTATATTGGTTGATGTAACAGGACGGTCATAGTATTCGGTATGAACACCTAATACTTCATACCCCCTCCCCTTACAAAACTCTTGCGCTTGAACCTCATACCGTTCTCCACTATTTGAGCCTTGTTCTAAGCGAAGATATATTGATGCTTTTTCCATAGTTTTCCTTTCCCAGTCTTTTTTTTTCCATTTTATGTATTCTTTTGTATTATGCAAGCATTAAATGTTGGTGCATAGTTGCATAACGCAATTAATAGGCAATTTATGAAAAAACTAGAGCAACAACAACTTTATCTACCGTCAGACTTGAGGGAGTTACTAAAAGAAGAAGCAAAGGCAACGACAAATGGAAACATAAGTCTGTTGGCTCAAGAGCTAATTCGTGAGGGTCTTAAAGTAAAGGTCAAGGAGCGTATTCGTAAAGAGGACGAAATGAAGAACCTTATAGATAAAGTAACTAACGCGAGGCAGATTTATTATGGTGACGAATAAGAGAAGAGGATACGAGTTTGAACGAGAAATCGTCAACTTTTGGAAGAACGCTGGCATCAAAGTCAAAAGAGTTTTGGCTTCAGGGGCGTTTAAACATCATGGAGAGAATTTAAGCGGAGACATCCGTTTGAATGGGTTGAAGGTAGAATGTAAAAGACGCAAAAACGGTACTGGGTTTGCCATGCTTTATAACTGGTTTACTCAGGACACAGCCGATTTACTTGTGGTCAAAGCAGACCGCAAGGGGGCTTTATATATTCTTCCTCAATCATTAATGCTCAAACTAGCGAAAGACGCTGGTTGGGAAATAGAAACAGACATAGAAGGAGTAAAAGATGAGTAATGATTTAGATTTAGGTGGAAGTGGTGACAGTGTTGTTGAGTATATACGGTACACGCCATCTGGTAATGCGTGGATTGTAGACGGAGAAGAGTATGAATTGGAGAGTTTTCTCTTAGAACCAACAAGTCTTAAAATTGGATGGGGTCTTATTCAAAAAGGTGAGAGTCCAAGTTGGGTGTGGGAAGAAAAAGTTGGTGATAAGAAAGTCGCAAAGCCAACTCCTGAGTACAAAAGAGGTTTCTCTGTGATGGTGCAACTCAAAGATAAGAAATGGAGAGAGTGGTCATCAAATGGTTGGGGTGTGTTCCAAGGCTTTCAAAAGATGTGGACAGAAGTAGGAAAGCAGAAAAACGACAACCAAGGAAAAAGTGTTTTGTTAAAATATACTGGCTCTGAAGCTGATAGTAAGGGTAAAGGTATGACACGAATACCCCAATTTCAAGTAGCTGGCTGGTATGAGACCAAGGATAAGCCACCAGTAAAAGAAGAAGCTGTTGTAGTTGAGGACACAAACGCTGCTCGTGGTCTTGTCGATGACGAGATACCCTTTTAACGAATACCTGTGAACTTGGGGGCGTAACTGCCCCCTCTTTTTTATGAGATTAATATGAACTGTTGGCATTGTGGACATGACCTAATTTGGGGTGGAGACCATGACATAGATGAAGAAGACCAAGAGTTTTCTTTAGTGAGTAATCTTTCATGCCCTCAATGCAAATGTGAAGTTCTCGTATATTTACCAAGAGATAAAAGTGCTGAAGATAATAACATACACAATGTATCTGATAACGATAACTGATATCGAAACAGCTAATGTCGAAGTGCATAGGCTTGTGTTTGATAATCATAAAGAGTGTGTGCGTCTTGCAGAGGCTATTAATCAGGTACGAGACCCAATATCTACAAAGAAGAATTGCAGAAGTGTCATTTCCTATTTTGAGGATTTGCCATGATACCTTTTCCAGATAAGAAATATAACATCATTTATGCAGACCCACCTTGGCGATTTGTTGGTTGGGCTAAAGAATCAAAGGATGGGAAAAAAAGCGGAAATAAATCTCCAGCCAATCACTACAAAGTTCAAAGCATGGATTGGATTAAAAATCTTCCGATACAAAATATAAGCGATGATAATTGTATACTTTTTCTTTGGGTTACATTTCCTGTTCTCAAAGATGCTTTTACTGTAATTGAAAGTTGGGGGTTTAATTATTCTACTTGTGGCTTTGTTTGGGTAAAAACAAAAAAGAGCTATGATGTAAAGCAAACTTCTTTTTTACCAGAGGATAGTTTTGAGAGCTTTTGGGGTTTAGGATACTGGACAAGGGCTAATGCAGAGTTGTGTCTTATTGCAAAAAAAGGCTCTATTGAGAGACAATCACGTTCTGTTCATCAACTCATTTATGACCCTATAAGAGAACACTCAAGAAAACCAGATTGCACAAGAGATAAAATAATTGAGCTATGTGGTGACTTACCACGCATTGAGTTATTTGCACGACAGAGACACGAAGGTTGGGATGCTTGGGGTAACGAAGTATGATTCAGAACCATATCAAAGAAATAGCGTTGGATTTGTTGGGAGAGCCTAACAAGAAATTATCGACAGATAAAGAATTACGATGGGGAACGCATGGCTCAATGTCAGTTAATTTGGAGAAGGGAACTTTTTTTTCGCATGAGGAAAATATAGGTGGGGGAACGATTGACCTGGTGAAGAGATATGTCAATGACCATGTGGACTATCTCAAAAAATATGAAGAGCCGAAGAACAGAGATAATATAAAAGATATATATCCCTATACCGATAAGGATGGGAAGACGCTCTATGAGGTGGTACGTTTTGAGCCTAAGACCTTTAGACCAAGACGTATGAATGGCACTGGCTATGTGTGGAATCTACAGGGGGTTGTGCAAGTACCTTATAGACTGAAGGATATATATGATAATCCAAAAGAATTGATTTTTATAGTAGAAGGTGAAAAAGACGCAAATACACTCGTAAAAATGGGTTATGTGGCTACAACCAATTGTTTTGGGGCAAGTAACTGGAAGCCTGAGATCAATACTCATTTCTCAAATAGAGATTGCGTTATAATTCCAGATAACGATCAAGCTGGAAAGATGCACAGTGAAAAGGTCGTAGAACAGCTTAAAACGGTGTGTAATAGCCTAAAGGTGGTAAATCTTCCTGTAGCGAATGAGAGCGATGATGTAACCGATTACTTTGGGTGGCTGGGGTCAAAAGAGGAATTTGACAGACTCGTAAAAGATGCCCCTTCAATTAAGTGCAAGCCGGAGAGTACAGTGCCCTTTCAAAGTTGGGCTACAATGGACGCAATGATGATACCGCCACGACGGTTTCTTTATAACAATCATTACATTAGGGATTTCGCAAGTATCACCATAGCCACTGGTGGTATTGGTAAATCGACATTGTGTCTTACCGAAATGATAGCAATGGCTACTAATATGGATTTATTGGGGTCAAATCCAGAACAACGGTGTCGCGTATTATATATTAACGGTGAAGACCCAATAGATGAAATACAGCGTCGTATTGTGGCTATATGTGAGCACCACCAGATAGATCAGTCATTGCTTGTAGATCATCTTTATTATGCGTCAGGGCGTGATTATGAGTTGCTACTGAGTCAGGGGTCGGAGGGTTATATTAATGAGGCGCAATTCAAGATGATAGAAGAGT